AATAAGGCAACTACAAGAAAAGAATCAAAATATTTTCGTGATAGAGAATTTAAATAGTGGATTATCACACCATCAAATACATTCAAAACAAGCTTTTAAAGCCTAGAATTGAGTCTTTAACAACTAAAATTAAACTAGGAGTTGACAATTTCGAAGAATATAAATATATAATAGGACAGATCAGATCCAATGAGGATCTGCAACAGGATTTAACAGACCTGCTGAAGAAACAGGAGCCCGATGACGACACAGACACAGGAGAAGGAACTACCTAAGCAAAAAGAAGCGTTGCTTAATTCATATAAAACTGAAGAGGAAGTTAAAAATCTTTTTCTTGATCCTAAATCACTCAAAAAATCAGTTCTTGATAGATTGCCCCAACCAACCGGTTGGAGAATTCTAGTCTTACCTTACGGAGGAGTTAAAAAAACAAAGGGAGGAATAATACTCTCTGATAAAACGCAAGAGACAATCCAAATGACGACCGTCTGTGCGTATGTTTTAAAAGTAGGACCTCAAGCGTACCGAGATACTTGGCGTTTTCCAAGTGGACCCTGGTGCAAAAAAGGAGACTGGGTTATTTTTGGGCGTTATGCAGGATCTCGTTTCAAAATAGAAGGTGCTGAAATCCGTCTTTTAAACGATGATGAAATCATCGCAACAATCAGTAATCCAGAGGATATACTGCATTTATACTAGGAGGAAAGATGGCTAAAACAGAGCTAAATAAAGGAAGTGTTGAAGTGGATCTTGATACAGACAATCTTAAGGATCAAGATATTCAAATCAAAGAGGAAAAGAAAGAAGAAGAACCTTCTAAAGAGGTTGATCTTCAAAAAGAACAGGTAGAGCCTGATGGTGCGGAGATTGTGCGTGATCAAACGCCAATTGATGTAGTCGAGGAAAAAGAAACCCTTCCACCAGCAGAAAAGGATGATGGTTTCAATCTAGACAAAGCCTCTAGTGTCGTACAAAAACGAATCAATAAACTAACCCGTGCAAGACGCGAAGCGGATCGAAGAGCGGACGCAGCTCTAGGTTATGCTCGTGGGCTAAAAGATGAAATTTCTCAATTCAAAAGTCAGTATCCTAAAATGGAGGAAAACTACTTAAATGAATTTGAGAAAAGACTTCAAACAGATGAATTTGCAGCGAATACCTTATTGCAAAAAGCAATAGAAGGACAAGATGCCAAATCAATTGTTGATGCTAATCAGAAACTTACCCAGTTAGCGATTGAAAAGGAAAGACTGGCTCAAACCAAGTTTTTGAAGGAACAAGAGGCGAAAGAGCCCCAACCGGATATTATTCCGCCAACGGCTACTCCCCATGCTCCCGCTCCGAGTGACCGAGCGAAACGCTGGGCTGACGATAACGAGTGGTTTCATGATGACGATGTTATGCATGATGCCGCACTTGCAATTCATAAAAATTTACTCAAGGGTGGGGTTGTAGGTGACAGCGATGAGTACTATAGTGAACTTAACAAACGAATACGGAACTATTTTCCGCAGAAGTTTGAAAAACAACAGGAGCAAAGGAAACCCGTCACAACCGTTGCCCCTGCAGTGCGTAATCAAGGTGGACGCAAGACTGTGAGACTCACCAAATCACAGATAGCAATATCTAAGAAATTAGGGGTGCCACTAGAGGAATACGCGAAATACGTTAAATAGGAGAAAACTATGAAAAAAAGTGAAACGACAACGTTAACGCGCGAGTCCGAAACGCGAGAAAAACAAAAACGCAAAACGGATTGGACTCCTCCATCAAGTTTAGATGCGCCGCCTGTTCCAAAAGGCTTGGTACAGAGATGGATTAGAGCAGAGACCATGGGTTTTATGGATTCTGCAAACGTCTCCAAGTCTTTGAGAGAAGGGTGGGAATTTGTTAGGGCTGATGCTCTTGAAAAAGAAATTGGTGTTAATGATTTTCCCGCAATACAGGAAGGTAGATATAAAGGGCTCATCGGGGTTGGTGGCCATTTGCTGGCAAGGATACCGGAAGAGATTATGCAGTCGCGCAAAGAGTATTTTGAGAAAAAGACTCGAGACCAAATTATCGCGGTTGATAATGATCTTATGAAGGAACAGCGACCCGAGATGCCAATCAATATTGAGAGGCAATCAAGGGTTACCTTTGGTGGTGGTTCGAAGAAATAATTTTTTTGATATCACTATCGAATTTGTTTAACAATGTAACCATACAAGGACGACAACATGGCAAATGACACAGGAAACTTCGGTCTAAGAGCATCGAGGCAACTGGATGGATCTCCGTACAATGGTGCACAAAACAGGTATCGTATACTTAAAAACTATGCGACAGCGCTTTACCAAGGTGACTTGGTACAGACTTCACTCAATGGAACAATCCAAAGAGCTGGAGCAACTGACAATCCTGTTGTTGGTGTATTCAATGGAGTATTCTATACAGACCCTACGACTTCCAAACCGACGTGGAAAAATTATTATCCTGCTTCAATTTCTGCTAATGACATCATGGCTCAAGTTATCGATGGTCCAGATGTAGTATTCGAAATAAACGCGGATGCTACTTTTACGGTTTCTCATTTGTTCGCTAATTACAGCATTAACGCAACAACTGGGTCAACGTTATCTGGTCAAGGTAAAGAAAGCCTAGATGTATCTACAGCAGATTCGTCTTCAACTTTCGTTTTGAAAGCTGTTGACATTTCGCAGGATCCAAATAATTCCGACATAACAGCCTCTTCGGGGGTTAATGTGTTGGTTGTTATCAATGCTCACTCGTATAAGTCTGGTACTGTAGGTCAAACGTAATAGGAGACAATAGATCATGGCAATATCAAGAGCACAACTAGTTAAAGAACTAGAACCCGGTCTAAACGCCCTATTCGGACTGGAGTACGACAGATACACAAACGAAACAGCTGAAATCTTTACGACAGAAACGTCGGACAGAGCTTTCGAAGAAGAAGTAATGCTTTCTGGTTTTGGTGGCGCAGCTACTAAAGCAGAAGGTGCAGCAGTGACTTTCGATGACGCAAAAGAAGCGTTCACGGCAAGATACACTCACCAAACGGTGGCACTAGCATTCGCTATTACTGAAGAAGCAATCGAAGACAATTTGTACGATAGATTAGGCAATCGTTATGCGAGGGCATTAGCTCGTTCTATGGCTAACACGAAACAAGTTAAGGGAGCGGAAATTCTAAACAACGCGTTTAGTACTTCTCAACTTGGTGGTGACGGTGTTGTATTATGCAGCACAGCCCACCCAACTGTTTCGGGCACTAGCTTGTCAAACACGTTCTCAACTCAAGCGGATTTAAGTGAAACCTCTTTAGAATCAGCATTAATTAATATTGCTGCATTCATCGACGAAAGAGGGCTTAAGATCTCTATTCAAGGGACTAAATTGATACTTCCAAAAGAATTACAATTTACAGCTGAAAGAATCTTAAAATCTCCGTTGAGAGTTGGAACTGCTGACAATGACATTAACGCTATCGCGAACATGAATATGATTCCAGAAGGATATAGAGTCAATCACTACTTGAATGACACTAATGCCTGGTTCATAAAGACTGATACGCCGAATGGCTTTAAACACTTCGTTAGAGCAGCCTTAAGAACAGCTATGGAAGGTGACTTTGATACTGGAAACGTTCGTTACAAAGCTAGAGAAAGATACAGCTTCGGCTTTTCTGACCCTAGATGTGTATACGGATCTTCTGGATCAACGTAATCTTAATAAAAAACTAACAGGAAGGGGCGGAGTTTACTTCGCCCCTTTTTTTATGTATATTTCACTCACTATACAATTAATTAATTGGATATCGACGAGTATAGTCGACGACCTAGAGACGATATCCACATAATCTAGGAGGATTATAAAATGGCAACAACAACGTTTAACGGTCCGGTTAGATCCGAAAAAGGATTTCAACAGGTCAATAAAAATACTTCAACAGGAGCATATACTGCAAGAACTCTGGGAACGAAACCAGATCTTACTAGTCTGACTGCTACTACTGTTGCAACAAACGCAACATTAACTTATGCGGCTAATGTAATCACAGTTAATGACTTTGACGGTGATGCAGCACAAGCGGTTACTTTACCGGCAGCTACGGCAGGAACTGTAGTAGTACATTACCAATCAGATGACACTAATGCAGCAGGCGGAAAAGCACTTACATTTACGTGCGCTGGCAGTGATGTTTATAGAACTGGCTCAAAAGTGGAAAGTAGAACTACTGGAGCAGCATCAACTATAGATACGTCTGCAGCAAGTGAAACGGTATTAACGTATACACCTGCGGCAGCAGCAACTAATAGTTTAACTCATGGGTGTTTTATTTATTTCACGTGCTTTGAAAAAGGCACTTGGGATTTTGCTTATGATTTCGCTAATGGGCCTACTTTTGACACAGGCGCTGCGGCGTGGAGTTAATAGATAAATAATTTTGTGAGCTCCTTCGGGAGCTCGCAGAACTAGGAGAATTATGGATAAAGTAAATGTAAAATCGAAAAATATGGTCACATCTGGTTACATTACTGGTAGTGATAGTGCGGAACGACCTACCCGAATATTTGGGGTTTATTATCTTGCTGATACGACAGCAGGAAGTATTACTTTTAAAAATGGTACATCAGGTGCAACGGTTCTTAAGGTAGATACACCCCTAGGATCAGCAACTGCAGGAGAAGCTACAGCTTATCAAGTAGAGGTTCCCGGCGATGGTTTGTATTGTTCTACGAATGCTCATGCGACTTTAGCGGGTATAGATATGATTACAGTTTTCTACCAATAAAACTCATTCAAAAGGGTTCACTGTAGATGACTCAAAGGAGTGCGAAACATGTCAGCAGATAAGAAAACTGTTTTCGATAGGCACAGAGAATTAGTTAAAGAAGGAAAACTAGCTAATGTTCTTCAGGAGGAAACTCAGGACCGAGCTGAAGCTGCCTCTTACGAAAATGAATCAGGTCTATCACGAACTGTGCAAATTCCCTTAAAAGAGTACGATGAACTAAAATCACAGCAACATTTCATCAAAGATAAGACTTTAATTGACATTATAGATAATATAGAAAGACTAGTGAGAGCTTTGAGAAAACATATTATAAGGAAACCATGAATAAAATATTTATACTTCTAATTTTCTTGTTCGCCTTAAGCGCTTGCTCTGTGGGCAAAAAATGTACCTATACACAAGAAGGAACTAAGATTTCTTCATGGATATGGTTTCATAGCGACGGCAAACCAATAGATTTAGATAAAAATAACTGCTAATTAAAAAGAAAATCAAGGGTAGAAACCCTATTGCAAGGGTGCTTCAATTCTTTACTTCCAAACGATTTACAGATAAAACCAAGTTTACGCGTAAAGTTAAACACAAACGGAGGGAACATGGAGACAATTAAACAACATGCCAAAAGATTATGGGCGCTAGCTTGGAACCACAAAAAGGTTTCAGCAGTGATCATCGTAATCGTTGTGATATTAATTATCGCATAATAAAATAAACCTATTAACTAGAAGATATGACTTCTTCTGCAATCATGGGGAGGGGAACCAATGATCAGAAAATGGTTCAAAAAACTCTGGAAACGATATGTTGACTGGTTATTCAAAGATTTTTATAAGTAACTATGAGCGAAAAAATTTGTAAGAAGTGTGGACACTTGTGCCACTGCATCGAGGCCGATCATGAAGGCTGTAAGTGCGAGAGCTGTGACTGCCAAAAAGTAGAATTAGAAGGAGTAGTCATTGACAGCACTCAAGACTGTGAATGGTGCCAATGAAAATATCTGAAAACACTTCTGTATCAATGCCAATGCGTAATCTGTTATCCATCGTGGTAGTAGTAGCAGTAGGGGTATGGGCTTATTTTGGTATT